TATTCGATCCGGCGATTGCGGTCGAAATGGTCGCCCCGATGGTCGGAGGGTGGAACGCGATACGATTGGAAACGGGGATACCCACATCCGTCATATAGGCACCGGTGTCAGCCAGATCGCCAAGCGCGGAGATCGCGGTGCCAGCGGTGCCGTCGAAGTGATAAAACTTCGTGTAGAGCGATGCCAGAGAGGTTTCGATCTTCTCCGCTGCGCGCCGCGCCATCGGCATGACCACCTGTTCAGACCAACGGTCGAAATTCAGGGTTCGGTCGGTTGCGCCGATGCTGACCTTGTTGGACCACGTCTTGTTCATCTGAACAGGGACGGTGCCTTCGATCACGTCTTCGGTGTAAGACGACAGGTCGATGTTGTCGTCTTGGCCGAGGTACTGCATCTGGCGGCGCGCATAGACCGTGTCGCCGTTCTTCTTGAACTCGTTCGACATATCGACGCCGACCATTGCGCCGAGAACAAGTTCCTGTTCAAGCAGCCGCACGAACTCTTTGGCGACCACCGTAGGGGTGTAGAATGAATTTGCCATTGGTTAGGCCTTTCACAGTTTCACGACACCACCAGACTCGCGCCATTTGGTGAACTCGGCGTGGGTCATGTCCTCCGGGCGCTTCTGCGCGGTGCCTTTCGGGCGCACGGGCGTGACCGGGTCGGGGGTGGTGGATTGGGTTTTGACCTGCGGCAGAGACAGACGGGCCTCGATGGCCCCGATGCTTCTTGCCGCGTCCAGGTCGCTCATTTGCGCAATTCGCGCCGCTTCCGCTTTGTTCGTCCCAAGGTAGTAGGCGACGTCCGCGCCAGCATCCGATGATGTGATCAACAGCGCCATAGTCGGCGAAATGGGCACATCCGGGGCAGAAACGACCTTGTCAAAATCAGCGTATTTCGTCCGAGCGTCTTCAGCTTGGTCAGCCCAGTTCTGGGCCATTTCCTGCTGTTCACGCTGACTGATACCCTGAATTGTCTGGGTCTGCCGCTCCAATTCCTTTTCGAGTTCCGCCCTTTGGCGGGAGTCGAGCGCGGCCATGCTCGTGTGAGCCATCTTGGCCGCAAGGAAATCATCGTAGTTGGGGTAGTCTTCCTGCTTGGGGGGCTGCGAGGCTTGCGCCAATTCTTCCAAGCGTTGCAAGCGGGCCTTGGTGTCTTCCAGTTCCTTTTTGGCCTGCGCTTCGCTCTCTTTCAGCCGCTGCACTTCGGCCTTGCGCCGTTCCCGGCGGGCCTTGCTTGAGCTGACATGTTCCTTTTCACCTTCTTGGTCAGAGGCGGGCGGGGTTTCTTCCTGCCCTTCGGTGGTGTCCGCCGTTTCCGGCGCCTGGTCTTCTGTGGGCGCGACGGTGGTTTCTTCCGTCACGGCTTCATCACCCGCCTCGATAGGGGCAGGGGTTTGCTCGATTTCCATGGTTCTGCCTATTTAGAAGCCCCGCATTTGGGGCGGTTGGGGTGCCTGCTGCACCATCACGCTTTGCAGCGCACGGGCGACCTCTTGTTGCACGATCTGTGCAATCGCCGCGTTCAGTTGACCGTTCTTGGCGGCCAATTCCATAGACTGCGCCGCAACATCCAAGCGCGCCTTGTCGGCGTCCGCCTGCGCTTCTGCGGCTCCTGCAATCTCCTGATCCGTCTCGGCCTTCGCCTTGGCCATTTCCATCTGCATCTGCATCTGCTGCATCTGCGCCTGCTGCCGCATCATCGCTTGCTGTTGAGGCGATGGCGGTTCTTCGCTGTCAGCGATGCCCGGCGGCAGAACCTTGCGCAGCCTGTCTGCGAATTGATCCGCGCCCGGCCAGTCCATGTTTTGCGCCACGAGGTCCGCAGTCACGCCAGCCGCAGGCGGGAACGCCCGGATGAAGTCGATCATGCTTTCGGCGGTTTCCTGACGGCGCGTCGTGTAGTTCGGGCCGACCGTCACCCGCACGTCATAGCGGCCAACGCGGATATCGTTCACCGGCACAACGCCATCCTGCGAAATCTGCATTCCGTTGATTTCAACCGGCTCCGGCGTGTTGTCCTTACCCAAGATCTGCACGACCCGGCGCGTGTCATAGACGCTCGGGATCATCGACACGATCACGCGCCCACACTGCGCGATGGCCTTGGCCATGTTGTCGCTGTAGATCGAGGTGGAAATGTCGCTTTCCATCTGGCGGCGCTGGATTGCGATGCCCGACTTTTCGTTCCCCGCGTTGCCAAGGCCAGCGTCATAGATGCCCGTGGTGCCCTTCATGTCCTCGGCGGCGGTCATGACCTCCTGCATCATGCCGGAAGACGCCACCGGCGGCTGTGCGCGCTGCGGTGACGGGGCCTTGTCGTCGGGATTGTAGACGAGATACGGCTCGTTGCTGTTGTTCGCGTCGGCCCACATTTCCTCATAGCCGGACACTTGCTTGGCGGAAACGATATAGGGCGCTTTGGGCTGCAGCGCGACAAGCTCTGTCTGCGCCGACCGCCAGTAGTTGTAGAGGCGCTGCGGGTCTTTGGCGTAGCGAATGACCGACGACCGGCGAACCTCGCGCCCTGTGTTGATTTCCTCGCCCAGAACCGCGATGACCGGCAGGCCCTTGCCGGGAAGTTCAATCGGACCCTCCAACACTTCCTTGCCGGTGATCTTGCACCACATCAGCTTTTCAGCCTGGACCTTGCGCTTGCGCACGATCGGCATGGGGGCCACGGGATTTTCAACGACGCTGCCATCCGCCAGCAGACCGATGGTTTTTTCCTCGTATTCCCGATAGATGTATTCCGCGACGACAATGCCAGCGCTTTCGCGCCAGTCTTCAATCCCGTCGAGATCGCCGTCAGCGTCCACACTGACCAGCGATGCTTTGGGGTATGCCTCGGTGAACTCTTTCTCGTCCATGACCTCGGTGACAAAGACGTATTGCGCATCCTTGCGGGTCGGATCTTTGGCCGCCGGGTCGAAATACACGCTGAACGGATTGTCGATCCGGTCGATCAGGATTTCCTGATTAAAGCTGTCGTCGGCCTCCCAATCGGCGCGAACGCGAAAATAGCCCATGCCGCACTGAGCCGCGCTTTCCGCCGCATACTCATAGATGGACGAAGCGTCCGACTTGTATTCGATCTGCCGGATCAGGCCCTCGATGATGTCGGCCACGTCCTTGCTGGCACCGGTATCGCCGGGGGTGATGTTGATCGCCGGGTTCATGCGGCGAATGTCGCCGGTCACCTGACGCACGAACTGCGGCAACCGGTTGATGGTGAGGCACGGGCGGCCTTCCGCTTCACGCTGCGCCCGCACCTCTTCCGGCCACTGTCCGTCGCCGATCAGGTTTTCGAGGTCATCTTCCGCATTCTCGCGGTTCACCAATTCCGCGTCGCGGGCTTGGGTCAGCCTCTTACGGGCGCGCTCTATCAGTGCGTCGTGCTTCATGCGCCTAACCAGCCCCCGCGCCTTGCGCGTCTGTGGTGGTGGATGGATGCGTCGGGCACCGTGTCCACCATATCCGGGAATAATTCGCTCATGGCCCAAACCAGAGCATCCACGCGGTCAGGACTGCCATCGCCCTGGAAACCCGCCGTGGTCATTTGTGTCATCTGGCTTTCCAGATCGGGAAATTGCCCAACATGCCGAATACGGCCTTGCTCGTAGAGTGATGCGATAGGCTCGGCCCTGACGTGCTTGCCGCGCGTTGCCACGACCTCAATGATGTTCAGGTTCGGAGCGATGGTTCGCAGAACGTGGGCGACCATATCGCCGCCCTGGTTCACCTCCACCACCACGCCGTCAGCGCCGTATTCCTTGACTTTTCGGATTGCCTCTGTCGCCCAATCGTGCGGGCTGCCGTGCAGGCTGGCATCTTCCAGCAAGTAGCCGGTTTGATCCGGACCGATGCCCGCGACACAGATGCCGTGCTCGTCGCTTTCTTCCGTGTTCGTGACCGCCGGGTCGATTGAAACGATCACCCGGCCCATTTCAGGGGCCTCGGAAACCCGGTATGTGTCGAGAGTGGATTGCCGCCAAAGCGCGCCGGGCAGATCGCCAAGGATTTCCGCGTTCAGTTCCTGCCGCCCAAGACGGGTTCCGGCATACTTGCTTGTGATCTTTTCGAGGAAGCGAGTGGCCAGATTGGCCCGGTTGTCCATCGTGTTGCCGCGCGTGACGTGAACCTTGCCCTCGGCCCCGCCAACAATAGCCTTGATCAGTTCAATCGCCCGAGGCGTCGTAGTCACCAGCTGCCGGGGGTGCGTTCCAGACCGCATGCAGAATTGCAGCATGTCCCAAGTTTCGCGGGCGTACCGGTATTTCGCCAGTTCATCGACCCAAGCCGCCTCAAACTCAGGGCCGCGAAGCTGGTCCGGCTGCGTCCCGTTATAGCCGAGAGCCTCGGCCCCGTTCGGCCATATCACCCTGACTGGCTTGTATCTGACTGTCGGCCCTTCGCCCGGCGGGTAGATCGAGATCAGCCGCTTGACCATGACCTCCTCAAGGTCTTTCTGCGTCTCGGCCACCAAGGCGATGCGCTTAACGCCCGCCTCTACCTGTTCCCGGACCCATTGCGCGCCCGTTTCCGTTTTGCCCCAACCGCGACCGGCCAGCGCAAGCCATATGTCCCAATCGCCATCCGGTGCGACTTGGTCAGGCCGCGCCAAGAAGCCGCGCCAGTCGTAAAGAAGGGACGCGGCCTCAGCATCGGTGAACTGCGAGAGGATCTCGGCCCTCTCATTCTCCGGCAGGGTCGCCAGTTTCTCGGCTGCGCTCTGCAATGCCTGCCAAGAGCGTCGCAAGCTTGTCAGCCGCGCCGCCCGTTTCCTCTGTTTTGATCGCGCCGCCTTCTGCGCCTGTCAGTTCCCGCCGCTCGGTGTATTCGTCGCGGTGCCGTGCGCTCATTTGCTTGGCCCATAGGGCGCTGTTGAACCGCTCCGCTTTCAGCCCTTCGCGCCCTTCGCGCTCAAACCATGCTTGGGCTTTTTGCTTGGCGCGCGTAAACGCTGCGGAAAATTCCGGGTGGACGGAAGCCCATTCGTCTAGCGAAGAACGGTGGACATCGCAGGCTTCTGCCATTTCAGATACCCACCCGCCATAGCTGCCCACCTCTTCGACCACCTCGCAAAACTTGGGGTCGTATTTCGTTGGCCGTCCTGCTGGCATAGCAAACAACGCCGCGCAAATGGGGCGTCCTCTTACTGGTGTGTGATTTGTCTTGTCTGGGCACATTAAGGGCTGCGCGTTCGGGATGGATAAACCGAACTGCGTGCGCCCGACCGGCGTTAGCCTGGTGCGGTCTTGGCGGCAGTATACCGCATTTTGTGTGCCGTTCAAGGGGTGGCGGGTTTCACGTCCAGCACGTCAACGGTCCCCCTGACCATCTGGCCTAGCATGTCGGTTTCCCATTCTACCTGCGGAACGGCGGGATTGCCTGCCATGACCATCCTGCGGAACTTGACTAGGCGTTCGGCAAATGGCCCCGCGAGGATTTCCAGCGCGTCACCCGGATTGAATTGCACCATGGCGGCGCGGTCGTTGGCGGCGATGATGCGATTGGCTTCTGCATTCTCGGCCTCAACGCGCCGCTGAAACGCCCGCACGGCGGCAAAGCTGCCCGCTGATAGGTGAAGGGTGGTCGAAAACGCCCCGCGCGCCTGCAATGCGTCATGGAAGGCTTCTGCCGGTATGTCTGCGAAAACATAGCCGGGCAAATATGGCTCGATGACCGGTTCCGGGTGCCGTTTTTTGCCGCGCCTGACAAACGTGATTTTGCGCGGCGTCCATGCGGTGATGCCCATGACCTGCAATTGCTGCTCGACTGCGAACTCGCCCCGGACCTTGTCAGCGCCCGGCGATGGCGCGACATGTCCGGTTGTCGTTGTTAGGATCGTGTTCACGATATCGGCCCCCTCAGTTCCAATTCCGCCATTGCCTCGGTTCCCGCGTCGTCTTCCTCGTCCGTCAACAGCGGGCGGGCGGCGTCGCGTAGGGCGATGGTTTCGTCCACAAGGCGGGCGTTGGCGGCTTCCAGCGCGGCCACGTCTTGCTCAAGCTGCGCGATCCTGCCCAGAGCCGCGTTCTCGCGCTTGTCCTGCTTGTGGCGTCCTGCTTCCATGCGGGCGATCTTGGCGCG